CTACCTAACCATCTCCATGTATCCATTTTTTTATAGATATTCCATTGGTCTATATCACCAAAAAAGGCTTGTGCTTCTGCAATAGATTTGCCTTCTATAATTTCAGGATAACAAGTAAATACAACTGGATTCTTTAACTCTGGCAATACATGACTAAAAACAATATGGTCGCCCATGCCACAATTTAAAACTACAATAGTATTGTTTCTATATTTTAAAAAGTTTCTAAAGATTTGTTCATCATGCTCATACATTTCTTGTTTAGTTTCTGACCTAATACCACCATTGGGATTTTTAAGATGCCAAGTATTAGCATTAGGTACAACTAATATTTTTAATCCTTTTTGATGCAATCCATAGGTAAATAATGTTTCTTCTCTATGGGCTACCCTAGATAAGCCCAGATTAAAATCATAAACCATAGCACGATATAAAAAAGAACAATGTAGATGTTCCACTTCTTTTGTTTCATTTATATAATTCCATTGGATATTAGGTTCATTATCTATATTATGTATAAAACCAGTAGATGATTTTGTATTAGGTAAAGGATTAGTTAATATTGCTCCACCAACTGCACCAACTCCATGACTAGCATACTTTAATAAGTTTTCTAATACATTAGGTTCTGGAATAGCATCATCATCCACTCGCCAAACCCATTCATAACCCATTAAGTTTGCTCTTTGATGAATATGATGCTGACCTTTTTTTTCTGCAAATTGCCATTCCCATGCTATTTTTTTGGTATCTAATATAGAAAAGAAATGCTGATAAAGAAATTCATTTCTCATATCTTTAGGTTCATCATTATCATCAAATATAACTACCTTATCTGGTAGCCTAGTTTGATTCATAATGGCATTTAATACCAAAGGTAAAGTAGTAAAATATCTTCCTCTGGTGGCTATAGAGCATAATACTTTAGGCACTATCCCACCTGCAAACCATTAAGTTAAATTGAGCATTAGTATTTAATTCTTTAGATAAATTGCCATGTTCATCAATATATTCAAATTGAAAATCAGGAAAATCTTTTTCTGTTAGCCCATGCAGTTTATGATGCTCACCCCAGAATCCTACAGGTTCATTGTAAGGTACAGATATTAATAATCTTAAACATTGGTTTTTTAAATAGTTTACAACTTCTAAACCATTTTCTAAATGCTCAATAATTTCAAATGCAATAATAGTCCCATATTGTCCTAATGGAGTTTTATTAACATCACCATGCATAAAATCAATATTGCTACCCCATTCTTGGGCTTTGGCTACTTCAATAATGATAGGGTCATAATCTAAACCAATGTAATTAATATTTTTATTAAAGAATTGTGAGCCATAGCCAGTAGAGCATCCAATTTCTAATACAGATTTATTAATTAATTGTTTGCTTGCCCATTTATATCTTGCAGTTTCTCTAGGAAATACTGCATCACCTTTTAAAAATACTGCTCTCTCATAATTATTAGTTAATCTCCATTTGTACCATTCAATATTATGTTTTTTAGCCAGTTGTAATTGATTTAGTAAAAATTGTTGCTTCCAATTAGTAACAAGATTTTTATCATTCATTGTTCCTTCTGCTTTATGGTAGATAGGAAAATAACCATTGTGTCCACAGTTATGTAATTTGAATCCTGCACTTTCTGCAAGCAAACAAAATTCTATATCTTCATTACCACCAACTTCATAATCTTCTGGAAGCAGACCAATAGTATCAAATACCTTTCTCTGTATTAATACACAAAAGAAAACTGCAAATTGTCTTTCAGTTATTTCTGAATGTAAAAATAATGGTGCAGATATATCACCACTATCTAATTTATTAAGCCAATCATTTTTAGGTTGCTCTAATAAAATGGTGTCATTATTTAATAAAATAATTTTATGACTGGTGCATAATTTAATCCCTTCATTAATGGCTTTAGCAAAGCCTAATGGATATTCATCCCAAACAATTTTTAAATGAGGTATTGCAGTTGCTAAATAATTAAGATATGCATCTGTATTATCTTCACATCCATTTGCAGAAATTATTATTTCTACCAATTCCATATCAGTATATTTAATAATGGAATCAATGCAAGGTTTTAGATACTTTTCACAATTATTATATGTTGGTATTACTATTGAATATTTCATATTGTTTTATTTTTTTTTATATTATAAATTTTTATTCCTCTAAAGGATTTTTTTGTTTTTCTAATTGCGTATTAAACTGTTCTGCAAATTTTTGGAACAAAGGAAATGCTCCTGATTGTGTTGGTAACTGTCCTAATACTTGTATTATAAATTGTGCTTCATTATCTTCTAAAGTAAAAATTTTCATATTATTTTCTTATTAATATACTACAGTTAAATTAATTAGTTGTCCAAGGCAAAGGTTGTGCTGATGGACTTACTGGTGGTGTAATCATAGACTGAATTTGACCATCAATATTTGCATAGTAATTTTCTTGATTGTTAGTTGCATCGTTAATCCATCCAATGACTTGTGCTTCTGTTAGTTGGTCGTATGGAATATAATCTGATTCCACTTGGTCTGTAAACTGAATGTTGCCGTCTATAGATGCTGTATGTGTGCCGTCTGTACCTGATACACAAAATAAAACATTGACAACAAAGCCTTGTTCTGGTGTGTTAAGCGTGTACATCTTATTGATAATGGTTGTGTATGTGTTCATTTATGCTCCTTTAAGTTGGTCAATTTCTGCTTTAAGTTCTTGAATAGATGCTACTAAAAGTGGAATAAGGTCTGTATATCTTAAACCCAAAGTTTCTTGCTCATTGTTTTGAACATCTATTGCTTCAGGTAATACTTTTTGTACATCTTGAGCAATTAAAAATGAACGGCTAATTGTCTCAGCATCAGTTAAATAACGACCTGTACCTGAACGCAAACTAGATATTTTTTCAATAGCGTTTTCAAAAGGCTTTAATTCTGTTTTTAACCGTTCATCAGAGTTTGCAGTCCAAGAAGTGCCACCATCCGTAATGTAAACTCCTACACTACCTTGATTGTAAACAACAAATCCATTGTCATTTACAGGACCAATATGCCAATATTTACCAGCAGATGTATTTGAGTTTCTTAAAGCTAAAACACCATAAGAATTGTTATTTGTACTTCCTTGTATATGAGTATTTCCTGCGGAAGAAGTACCAACTGTGGATGTAGTACCAACTAATAAATTACCACTACCATCAAATATACCTCTAGGATTACCATCACCATCTGACAATACAATGTAGTTACTTGATGTACGGATGTCTAAACCTCCTTGATTGCCAGAAAAACCACCAAAAATAGCGTTTTTGCTTCCTGTGGTCATGTTGTAACCAGCAGCATTACCAGTTGTGCTATTTGCACCTACAAACGTATTTCCAGAACCAGTTGAGTTGTAACCAGCAAAGCCACCAATCATGGTGTTGTAACTGCCAGTATTTAAATAACCAGCCTGAGTTCCAAAAAAAGCATTTCCAGGACCTGTAACGCTACTATATCCAGCTTGATAACCAACTGCTGTATTGTTAGATGCTGTGGTGTTTGAGTAAAGTGCTTGTGAACCTAAAGCAGTATTGTTTGCACCGGTAGTATTTAAAGCTAAAGCCGCTTGACCTACCGCAGTTAAATCAGTACCAGTCGTAGAATTTAACAAGGCGGCACGCCCAACAGCAACCATGTTATAGCCAGTAGTGTTTGCGTAACCAGACTGATATCCTACCGCTGTATTGTTGGAGGCTGTGGTGTTGTTTACAAGAGCATAATCACCCATAGCGGTATTAAACGAGCCAGAAGTATTTAACTGTAGTGCCTGTACACCCACTGCCACATTTTCTGTACCTGATGTATTTGTAGTAAGTGCCGCATAACCAACCGCTGTAATTGCCGCTGTAGTATTTGCTCTTGCCGCTTGATAGCCAATTGCTGTTATATACGATGCTGTAGTATTGCTATACCCTGCTTGATATCCTACGGCTGTGTTATTAGATGCTGTGGTGTTTGACCTTAATGCGTTCATACCATACGCAGTATTTTGAGTGCCTGATGTATTAGCATATAAAGCTTGTTCACCCATAGCCACATTGTAATAGCCTGTGGTATTTGAATACATTGCCTGATAACCAACCGCAGAATTTTGGTTTTGAGTGTTGGAATAAAGTGCTTGATAACCTACTGCTGTGTTATTTGAGAATGTGGTGTTTAATACAAGTGCATCTTTACCTACTGCGGTGTTAAAACTACCAGTAGTATTACTTTCTAATGCTGAACGACCAAATGCAGCATTGTTAGCTCCTGAAGTGTTGTTAGTTAAAGCAACAGAACCAAATGCAGCATTGTCACTAGAAGTAGTAGCATAACCAGCTTTATATCCAGCAAAAGAATTGTTATTTGCGGTAACTTGAGAATACCCAGCCTGATATCCTACTGCGGTGTTATTAGATGCTGTGGTATTTTGTAAAGCACCAGACCCATAGGAAGAATTATAAGAACCTGTAATGTTTTGATAACTAGCAAAAAACCCAGTTGCTGTATTGTCTGTACCAGTTGTTGTTTTTGCTAATGCTATTACTCCAATAGCTGTGTTGTTTGTACCTGAAGTAAGTAATTTTAACGCTTGATTTCCGATAGCAATTGTGTTATCCACATTACCTGTATAAAGTGCTTGATTGCCAATGGCTACATTAGTGCCACCAGTAGTGTTTGAGTAAAGTGCTTGATAGCCTATTGCGGTGTTGTTAGATGCTGTAGTGTTTGCTTGAAGTGCAGAAGTACCTACTGCCGTATTGGCTGTCCCATTATTTGTAAATAAAGCATTATATCCAAAACCTGCATTATAATTTCCAGTTGTATTTGTATATAAAGTGCCTCTACCAAAAGCATCATTTCCAATACCTGTTGTATTTGCTTGCAAAGCCAAAGAACCAAATGCGTCATTACTATTGCCTGTTGTATTAACACCTAAAGCACTAACACCCACTGCCGTATTACTTGCAACGCTTCCTGCACCTTTACCAACAGTAAGACCTGATATAGATGCGTCATTGGCTAAAGTCAGCGTAGTGCCGTTAAACGTCATGTTGGCACTATCAGTTAATAATCCACCTGTAGTTGCATAAGGTACTCGACCACTTGTTAGTCCAGAAATACCAATTCCTGAATAGCCAGAATAACCTGATGTTCCAATTCCTGAATAGCCAGAAAAACCAGATGTACCTGTTGCACCATTGATTCCACTATAACCACTAAATCCAGATGTTCCAGTTGAACCATTTACACCAGAATAGCCAGAAAATCCACTAACTCCAGTAGAACCATTTGTTCCAGAGTAACCACTAAATCCACTTGTGCCAGTTGCTCCATTTAATCCAGAATAGCCTGAGAATCCACTTATTCCACTTCCAGAATATCCAGAAAAACCTGATGTACCATTGATACCATTTGTTCCAGAGTAGCCACTAAAGCCTGATATTCCACTTCCTGAATAACCAGAAAAGCCACTTATACCACTTCCACTATATCCAGAAAAACCACTTACTCCAGAACCACTATAACCAGAAATTCCACTAAAACCACTTGTGCCACTATAACCACTTATTCCAGAAAATCCAGATGTACCAGAATAACCACTATAACCACTTGTTCCTATTCCTGAAAATCCAGAATAACCACTATAACCAGATGTACCACTTATACCTTTTGTTATTGCAAAAAATAATTCATGATTATTAGCAAAATTAGAAGTTCCTGTTCCACCTGATGCAATAAGGCTAACTGGTATTGTCCAATAACTATTAGCAGTATTTGGATTTATATTTGTTGTATTACCTGTTATTAACCAAGTTTGATAATTTGCACTTACATTTCTATCTTGTAAAATAAAAGTTTCTGTTGGTTGCAACAATGCTAAAAATACATCAATATCAGTAACATCAATAGTTAAATGACTAATATTAATTTGAGTTGCATTAATTTGAGTTGCATTATTCCAAATAATATGCCCATTAGTAGGCTGACCACTTGTTGCAGTTGTTTGTGCTTGATATAAAAATAAACTTGATGATGAACCTTGTACACCTGAGAATCCAGATACTCCACTAAATCCAGAAATTCCACTAAAGCCACTTATTCCAGAGAAACCAGAGATACCACTATAACCACTAAATCCACTTGTGCCAGAGTAGCCAGAATATCCAGAAATCCCACTACCAGAATATCCAGAAATACCAGAACCAGAATATCCTGATATACCAGAAAAACCACTAGTTCCAGAATAACCACTAATTCCAGAATATCCTGAAAATCCAGATATACCAGAATATCCACTAGTTCCAGATATTCCAGAAATTCCACTAAATCCACTTATGCCACTATAACCACTATATCCAGAAATACCACTTCCAGAATAACCACTAATACCAGAACCAGAATATCCACTAAATCCACTAATTCCAGAATAACCTGAATAACCACTTATGCCAGAATAGCCACTTATTCCTAAATTACCACTATAACCAGAAGTTCCAGAATATCCACTTATACCAGAATATCCACTAAATCCAATAGTTCCACTAAATCCACTAAAACCAGATATACCTGAATCACCACTAAAACCAGAAATGCCTGAATCACCACTAATGCCAGATGTCCCAGAATATCCAGAAAATCCAGATGTGCCAGAATATCCAGAAAATCCACTTATTCCAGATTCTCCAGAATATCCAGAAATTCCACTAAAGCCTGATAAACCAGAATATCCACTTTCTCCACTATAGCCAGAAAAACCACTAATTCCAGAATAGCCTGAATACCCAGATAATCCTGATACTCCAATAATTCCTCTATCAATATTAATTGTTTGAGTAGGTGTAGGAGTTACTGCAATCTTTACATTGTTCTGGTCTATAACTGTTACATTCATATTTCCCATAATTATTCCACCACTATGCCATCAGAACGAACAAGGAATAACAAGAAAATAATATAATCATTTTGTGGAGTTGCTCCACTAGGAGCAAAACTAATTTTTATTCTTCCTGAAAAGCCCACGCAATCTTGTGCATTAATATCTAGTTCAGGGTCATCATTCATCAAATCCCATGCAGAATCATTAATAACTAAAGTAAAAAAGCCTGTAGCATCATTTCTATTAACAATACTTAATGCTATTGGAGTTGGTGTAGGTGTGTAATTAGCAATATCAAAAGTTAATCCATTCCTAGTATCTTGAATATTGGACATTGCTCGCCTAATAATATGAGCATCTATTGTTGCATCAGTAAGATTTATTGGAGTTACATTGTCATTTGCAGTAATTGAAAGATTCCAGTATGTACTTTGTTCCCATACTAGTTCCCCTGCAATAATTGGATTGTCAAACCCAGAAACTTGAGTAAGACTATTTTTGTTGAAGATAGCCATGATTTCTCTGTCCTTAGTTAATAGGCTTATACCCTTACAAGCCCACGAATCATGTTTTATATTATTTTAAATATTTTACCTTAGTATTTACTTTCTGCAACATTTTCTTTTTCTACTAGCATAGGCATCCATTTACCAGTATAGCCAACAAAAGTATTAATATACCTAATCATCATTTGCATAGTTCCATCTTCTTTTTGAATCATTTTAAATTCAGGAGTTGAATTAGGATATATACGATATTTCATATTATTCTATAGGTGGTGGTGGTACATAAGATGCTATTTCACCATAATATCCTGCAAATGCATTATTGTATAATTCTATACCATAAGATTCAACATCAAAAGGTGTTGCAGTAAAAGGAAGTTCATCTGCCATTTCTACAAATTTTACTATTAAAAAAATAGCATTATGGTCAGCATTATTCCAAATAGGGTTTTTAGCATATTCAATAGTCAACATATATTTCCTTTTAAGCAATTCTTACCATTAATGCACCAGAATAATTAGTGCCTGCATCATTACCTAACCATTTCCAAGTTCCAGATATGCTACCAGAATAATAGCCTGCTCCCCAATTAGCCAAAGCAGTATAATTACCCCCTTCATTAATATCATATAATGTCAATACAGTAACTTGATTTCCACCAGAACCAACTGAATAATTACTACCAAAAGAAGGTATATAAGTATTGCCTTGTCTATTAAATTGACCAAGTACATAAGTTCCTACACCATTTCCAGTTGGTGAATACAATGAATTAGTAACTGTAACTGCACCAGTATTAGTATTAACTGATATACCATTACCTGCAGTAATAGAAGTTACTCCAGTTCCAGTAGAAGAAATAGTTACTCCACCAGTTGATGCAGATACACTAATACCTGTTCCTGCAGTTACAGAAGTTACTCCTGCATTGTTTAGAGTTACAGATGAGCCTAATGCTACTGCACCACCCCCTGACATTCCTGTGCCTGCAGTTACAGTAACAGATGAATTTTGTAATCCACCATTAGATGCTTGCCCTGATGAATTAACATTATTAGCAAACTGCGATAAATTAAATGCTTGTGTCATACTGCTCCTGTTCTAGTAAATGTTTGTTGTACTAAAATATTTAAATTTGTTGTTGGTGAATTTGCTAATGTATAAGTACCTGTGCCTGTTGTAAAATCTGTTCCTTGTAATAACATTACACCATTTTGATATATATTAAATGCATTTGGATTAAATTGAAATGGATATGTTGTTTGTCCAACATTGGTATAAATATCCACATTAACAGGCAATCCAACTGGTAAACCTAAATTTGAATTAGCCCATTGTATAACTTCTAAATTGCCAGTTGTTGCACCAATAAATACAATTTCTTGTCCATTTAAAGTGTAATCTTGTGCATTAACTACAGTTCCATTTAAAAATAATAACTCATGCCCATCATTAATAGTAAATCCTGAAGCAGTATAAATAGATTGATTTGTTAAACTAACAGTATTTCTAGTAAATGAAGTATATACAGGATTTGTAAAAGTTATAGTTCCAGATGCTATTTGACTTCCAGTAGTTGAATTTAAATAAGTAACTTGAGAAGTTGTACAAGTTAATACAGTATATGTACCATTATATCCTGCAGGATTTAAATCTGTAATAGTAATACTTTGACCAACTGTAAATGGTGCAAATGTTTTAGGTGTAAATGATAAAGTTGCTATAGTTCCATCACCTGATGAAGCAGTAGTTAAAATAGATGTTGCTGAAACAGATTTAACAGAAATAATTGTAATAATATCTCCTGCAACTGCACCAACATTTAAAGTAACTATTCCAGTACTGCCACCTGTATCAGTATATTGGTCTGTATTGTAAATAAGACCATTACTAAATACTAAACATTGTCCTGATATATAACCACTACTTCTAGTAACATTAAATACTGTTTGTCCTGATGTTGCAATAAAAGATTGTCTTGTGTAATAAAAATTATCAGGTGGTTCAAATCCAACTACTCGACCATAAATATCTATGGTAATAGAAGCCAAATTAACTGTTTTAATATATGCACCACCAAAATCTAAATACTCTTGTAAACCTGCAACAATAGTTCCATCTGGATTATTAGTAATCCCAATTTGACCAGTTCCTACTGTAGTTGTTCCTGTCTGTATAACTTGACCTGTTCTAACATCTAAATCTATAATATTTGTACCATTTGGTAAACCAAGCCAAATTGATGGGTCATAAGTGCTAATTTGAGTAGGAACAAAAGAAGCAGAACCAGAAGCATAATTTGCTTGTCCAGTAGCAAAACTAAATTTTCTACCAGTTCTATTGGAATAAAGTAAAAAAGATATTGTTCCAAAATTGGGATTAGCAGGATACCAAGTATAATCTGATGCAGATGTAGGAGCAGATGTAGAATTTATATTAGCCAAACCATAATAAGTTTTATTTGTTGGACTAAAACTAAACCCTGCTCCTGTTAATGATGTTCCATAGGCTACTGCTAAATATCTATTTATATATTGGAATGTACTTGGTCGCCATTGAAATAAGGCAGATGGTGGACTAAATATAGAAGATGCAAGACTATTAACCATTCTACTAAAGAAATACCAATTACCAGATGGTATATTTGCCAAAGTAACTGGTGGCATTGAAGTATTAATTGAATAAGGATTTCCATTAGATTGAATTTCTGTAGTACCTGCAAATATTCTTTGGTCTGCAGTTGGATTATTAAATGCTGAATACCAAACTTCTGCATATTGAGTTATACCTGCAGGACTTGAAGTAATGTTTACTTGAAATGATGGATTAGTAATAGTTGGTTGTTGTCCAGAAATAGTAGGAGCAGGTGGCACTCCAAAAAAAGTAGGATTACCAATACCAGTATTAGGAGCAGGAGTAAATTGAGTTATAGAAACATCATCATAAACTGTAGGATTAAATTCTGATAAAGATAAATTAGCAGTTATTTGTCCACTATCTGAAAATGTTTGTGTAACTTTTTGACATCTAAATAATTTATTATTCCATCCATAATTAGTATTAGTAACAGTAACTACATCACCTGCATCTAATTGCAAACCAATATAATTAATGCTTAAACTTATTTGTAAATCTTCTCTGGCTGATTTTAAAAATCTATTGGCTAATAATTGAGCCGTTACAGAATTATTAGTCAATGGCAAAGAAATAGATTGTTTATTTACTGGTTCATTTGGATAAAGTAAAGCAGGGTCTATTTCTGCCAAATCATAAATAGAAGTATTAAAAGCATCTTGAGCAGTATTATCTGGAAACTTAACCTCTGCAATATTAAATGAATTGGCTATATCTAATGGAGTTGTTGTAATTCCAGAAATAATATTAGAATCATTTAGAGCCAATGCAACTGTATAAGTTGGAGATTGAACAATTACTCCCCATAAACCAAACATTTCTGAATATTTAATTAAACAATCGCAACAAGATGCCATATCTTGTAAATTTTGCATTATGTTTCTATTGGTTTCTATAAGACCATTAAATTCAAATCTTTTTTGTGTAGAAATTCCACCACTATAAAGTATATAAGTAATAACTTCTTCTGAATATGTAGTCAAAGCATTTAATGAAACAGTATCAATTTGATTTTGTGGAATTGCTCCACCATATCTAGTATTAATTAAATAATCATAAATAACTGCACCTGTTTGTTTTAAACTATTATTTACTTGAAATTTAGTTTGTTGTAATCCTGTAATATTTGCAGGTTGATTATATGTAAGATGCACAATAGCAAATACACAATCACTCATTAATTTAGTATTATTCCATTGATAAATTAAATCAGGATTAGACATTACTTCAATAGCAGTATAAGGTGAATTTGATGGACTATATGAACCATTAGAATATAAATAAAATTCTAATAATCCATTAACTGTTGTATCAACTACACCTGTAGATTCATCTGTTAAAGAAGCAACTGTATATCCATTACTTTGAAAAGTTACTAATTTTCCACCCCAATAAATTTTTCCAAATGTAAAAGTGCTTCTAGTTTGTATTGATTCTGTTCCAGTTACTTCACACAATGAAAGTACATAATATAATTCTTGATTATTTTCAGATATGCTTAAATCTGTAACTTGTCCACCAACATAAGAAGAACCATAAATTACTGGAAGTTTATTATCAGTTGCAGGTGCTATTTGTTGTCTATTGCCTAAATTTGGACTAGAACCTGCACCTTCATAAGATGGCTGACTTGGATTAAATAAGGCTTTTGATATAACTGCAGATACCACCATATTAATTGCAAATCCTACTGCTAATGCAGTAAAACTTCCTGCAGTCAATCCTATAATACCTACTGCAATCATTGTTCCAAATGCAAAAGCCATAGTAGGCAATAACATTATTGCAATTAACAATGATTTATAAAATTTACGCATTATTGAATATAACTTTCATCTGTTTTTTTAAATCCATATTTTTCATATTTTATATTTGGACTTGTAGGCAATTTACCAATTACAAAATATTTGATTCTTTTTTCATTTTTTAACTTTTTTCCATATTTAATATAAGCATTAAATAATCTATATCCTATTGTTAAATTTCTATATTCTTTTTTAACAAACCACATAACTTCATGTAGTATTAAACTATTATTGCACCAAATACTAGGTGTTATTAATCCCATAATTAAACCAGTAATAACTTTATTTTTATCATCAACATAAATTACACCTGCTCCTGCTAATATAGTATCTAATAAAATATTCCATTGTGTTTCATTTTCAAACTGAAATTCTTGTATTTCACTTTCATTTCTTATTAATCTAATTAAATCTATTATTTGATTTTTATCATATTTTGTTGCTTCTCTTATCATGCAGTTTTACCAAATTGATAATTAATGTTTGTAATAAATGATACTCTGTTCATACTGGTATCTGTAGGATTAAAAAATGTCCATGAATTATTATTAGTATATCTACCTGCAGTTCTATTTTGTAATATTAATTGAATAGATGAAGCAGAAATAGAAACACTACCAACATAACTTCTAATTTCTTCCATCCATTGTTCTGATATGGAATAAGAATTTATATAACCATTAAAAAATTGATATAGTCCACCAGAACCACCAGTAGTAATTAATGCACCTTCTGTATTAAAAAATCCATGCCACATTTGTATCTGTGAACCTTTTATATTTTGTCCTAATACCCATCCTAAAAAAGCAGTATCTAAACCTACAAATGTAACAGTTGTTTCATTAGCAGTTGATTTAATATCTCTAACTGCATCTCCAATTTTTACTAATTGACTTAATGCCGTAAATGGTTGCGAATCAATAGCAGGAATAGTTAATGCAGTCGCAGTAGTAGCAAATCTGTAAGTTGCATCTGGTGTTATTATTCTAATAAAATCAGCAATTCTAATATTATTAGTATTTTGAACAGGTATAATTTCATTCATAATACACTTTCAAATGCAGTAAATGTACCATTCCAATTTATATATGAATCATCAGCATAAGGCATCAAAGTATAAGTAGGATATTGTCTTAAAATAACTTGAAAAGTAATACCTGTATAAGCATTTCCACCCATGCTAACAGTTGTCCCATATTGCCCTAAAACTGCATTTACAGGACTTATTAAAGTTGTTATTAGGTTTCTATGCACAGGTATATTAACTGTACTTCCTGTACCTCTTAATACATCTGCAGTTGCTATATATGAATATAATCCTACCTGACAAAAATCTCCTGCTTTAACAATATATAAATTAGATGGCATATCTTCATTATTAGGCAATGAACCAAGAACCAAAGTTTTATTTGCAGATGATGTTTGCCATTGACTTGCTACTATTTGTCCTTGAATCATATCACCTTGATAATAAATATAATTAGCCCATCCAGTTGTACCAAAATTTAAATATTGTTCCAAAGCCATATCTGGAATACGCAAACTATTTAATAATGTTCTATTTTGACTATAAAGCAAATAATTCATTGGTTTCATTTCAAAAGAAAAGGGTACTACAGTTTGTATTTCACTTGTAGATATTCTTTGATTTCTACTAAGCATTTGCCCTACAAATCTATGGTCATTAATTAATACTGATTCACTAAGGGCTAATATTTGATTTAAACTCATAATTACCTCGAAGTAGGCATAGACCTAGATGCTGATTGATTAACTGCCCAGATTGTTTGTTTATTCTGAGCCAAAAATTGAGTTGCTGATTGTGTATCTATTGCTGACATATTAGCAATATATGGAGCATTGTAATTAATAGTTTGACCAGAACCCATTACATCAGAAAGCCTATTATTTGGTACTACTGTTCCATTTCTTTGTGGAATAATTAATTCTGCACCTTTTTCACCAACTAAATAAGGTTGATTTGCAGAAATATCACCACCCCCTGCTTTAGCAGGTAAATTTAAAAGAGGATGATTTGCATAGGCTTGAGGGTCTAATTCTTGTGGAGCAGAAGAAGCAAAAGCACCACTAAAAAAAGATATACCCATTCTAAATAATGCCATTGCTTGCATTTTTAATTCTATTTTTATTAATTCTTTAATAATAGATGTTGCAAAATCTGTCATACTTAATTTGCCAGTTTCTACAAAATTATCTATAGCACTAGTAATATTTCCAGACATTGTTTCAAATGCTTTTGTTCCTAATGTTGCAAAATTTTCTGCATCTTCTGCAGATTGTCTAAATGCTTTATTCCATCCAAAAGCAAAAGTTCTTTGAGCCTCTTGTTGAGAAGTTATTTCTATTCTGGTTAAATTTTCATAAGTTTTACCAAGTTCTATTATTTTTTCTTTTTGTTTTTCCATTTCATCTAAAACTTTTTTATCAACTCCATGGGCTAATGCTTCTTCTTTTTTGTTTTGTATTTCTGTTAATTTTTTATTTGTTTCATCAGTAACAGATGCAACTGCTTCTGCTATTGTTCTTTCTTTATCAGACATATAATTCATCTGACCTTTTGCAACTAAAACCTGATATGAATAATCTAATTGTCTTTTGTATTCAATAGACAACTGTTTAGCCATTTCTAAACCTTCTTTGATTTTTTTGGCTTCATTAATGGCTTGAGTATCTTTATAAGGAGTAACTTGTCTACCTTTAAATTCTTCTGGTTTAACTTCTTTTGGAGCATATACTTCTGGATAAAAAATTCTATTTGCAAATTCTTTGGTTTTACCCATTTCTACATTTGCATCATTAACTAAATTTTTCCATCTTTCTTCAAAATTAAAACCTCTACCTTGTTCAAAATCGTAAAGTAATTTATTTAATGCTACTAAAGACATTCCAAAAATTTTTACATAAGATACTGCTCCTGCAATACCTACTACAATATTTTTAAATCCTTCTCCTGTAAAATTAAAGAAAGATTCCATTGCTCCACCAGTTTTATTAAGAGCATTAAAAACTTCATTCAAAGTTGGAATAAAAGCATTAGTAAACATGACCATAGTTTTGGTTGCTTTAGCATCTAACTTATCATGTAAATCACCTGCTTTTTTAACTGCTTCTGCATAGGCTTCAAATTCTTCTCTTGCATGAATAGCACCATCTGCTAAACCTACAAAATCAACACCTTTAGCAGATTTACCAAAAATACTCATAGCAACTGCATTTCTGGATACTGCATCATCCATTCCTGCCAAACTTGTGATTGCTTGGTCAAATAAAGATGTCATATCTTTAGTGCCTAAATCTTGTAAAGATATTCCTAATCTAGCAAAAGTTTGTTGAGCATCTTTACTGCCTTGAGATGCTTCATCTATTTTTGCAGTAAAACTAGCAAGTAATTTACCTGCATTTTCAGCATCACCACCATTTTGGGCTAACCCTTCAGAAAGTGCCATCACAGTTTTAACTGCTACTTCATTGGCTTGGGCTACATCAGAAATTCTATCAGAGTATTCTAGGGCTTTATATGTCATTGCAGTAAATGATGCTACTGCTACTGCTCCTGCAATTTTCATTTTGTCTTGAATAGAATCAAGACCTTTACCTATTTTTTTTAATCCAGTTTCGAATTCAGCAGAATCCATCCCAAAGATAACACCTAGTCTTGCTACATTTTGTGCCATTATTTCACCTTGGGTTTTTCTGGATTCATCATTGCAAAGGCTAATAAATTTTTATTAACCTGCTCCTTTTTCTGTTCATCTGTTAATGGTGGATATAAATAATCATAAGCATTTGGAATTATATCTTGTAGTTTAAATGGTGGCTTGCCAGTTGGCAAGACCTTATTAAATTGTCCTGCAGTCAATAATCCTAATACTTGTAGTATGCCTAAATTACCAATAATTCCATCATTAAACATAATGCAAATATCAGTAAAAGTTTGTTCATCTATGGCATTAGGGTCTGTCCCATGAGCAGTCAAATAGGCTTTAACTTGTCTACGAACAGACCCTATTATTTTCCCTTATTGCCTTTGTATGATGGACTTACTGCATTACTAATGGCTTCTATCATTTCCATTTGTATAGGAAATGGCATAAATTCTTCTATATCTTGATATGTAATAGTTTCCATGTCAAAAGTAGCATCTTCTGGCACTATTAATTTAAACATCTCTGTTATTCTTTTTTCTAAAATAATTTTATTTTTAGCAGATTCTCTTAAACTTCTACCTTCAATTTCAACATCATTATCTTTATAAACATAATCAGGATTATTAATATATTCTTCTTTGTTTTCTAAAAACTTACTGGCTAGTTCTTTATAACCTTCTTCTACCAATTCATCTGGAATATCATTCATTCTTTTTTGCATAATCTCATATTCAACTGTTAAAGGTACTTTAACTTTAAAAGTATGAGAGCCAATATCAAAACTTCTTATTCTTAATTCTTCTTTTTTTTCTACAAAATTCTTGCCTAAAGCATTTGCAAAGTTACTCATGTTGTATTATCCTTTTTTGGGTTGTTTTGCTTGATATTTTAATATTGCAGTTTTTAATGAATCTGTTAATGAATTTAACATTTCAGATGATGATGTTTCTAAAGCAGGTCTTAAAAATGGTCTACCTGCCATTTTATGAGTACCAAATTCATTGGCATAAGCCCTAGCATCACTTGGTATTCCTTTTTGTTTCTTACCTGTTCTAATATTTTTAAAAGTTTTTTTGGCTAATTGTTTGCCAGATGCAGTTGTAACTGTACCTATAACAGTATCAGTAGGACTTACATAAACAGAATTTCTATCTCTTTTAGTTGGCTTTCTGGCTTCTATACGCAATGAAGCAGATAATGCTCCTGTATCTTTTGGCACTAAATTTCTGGCTTTAGCCAATACAGGTTTCATGGCTAACCTCATAGCACTTGTTAAAATTTTCTTTTGGTCTTTCTCTCCAAAATCATCTTGCATTTGTCTAAGGACTTCAGTAAATTCTGGTTGTCCATAAAATGCAATTTTAACAATAGCCATTTATTCACCTTTGATTATTTTTTGGAATATAGCATTATTTAATCTTAATACATAATCCACAATTTCATCTGGTGTCATTTTGTCTGCATGATTAATAGCCATTTCATAAGCCGTATTAATACCTGCAATCTTTTGCTCTTGAAACCCAAACCAGTTCTTATGTCCAGAATTGGCTTGGGTAATAATAAAGGCTAATAGGTCTGTACTGTTTTGTATTGTAGTCATATTATTAAGTATTAGTAGACCATCCATAGTAATTAGAGCCAATAGGATGAATAGTAAATGTAAATTTACCTTCAGCATTAGTAGCCATATCCCATTGCATACCACCTACCATAGCATTAAATGCATAAGCAACTGTATCAACACCATCATAAACTGCTACAACAAAAGTTCTGATAATAGAACCATTGTAGCCATCATCACGAATAAGCAACTGAGCAGGGTCAGCAGGATTCCAAGGACATACTACAGTCATTGAAGTAACTTGATTTTGAGTAGTGATTTTTGCACCAGTTCTTTGACCTGCAATAGAATATGAAGCCATTGCATCATCAGCACCAAATGCAGGGATATTTTCCACAGGCACTTGTAAACCACCTGTACCAGTTCCACCTGCAGATGTACCAATAATAGGTTCTGTACTTAACCATGATGATAATTGAGATACAGTTAATGGAGTAGGAGTTGAATCTTCTTGCATCCATAGGGTTGCAGTATATCCTGCTAAGACTTTATTAATTAGTGCCATTTTTAAAATTCCTTAAAATAAAAGTTAATAAATATTATCTTATGTTGATATATATAATGTGCAATCCAAGATTATTTGATTTAAACCTACTGTATCATCAAATGTATTATATAACCATACTACATCTGCTTTGGCTATAACAAATCCACTTGTTAAAGGATTACCAAACATTCCAGAATATCCATGCAATGATTGTAATATAGTGTTACTAATATTAAAAGCATCTGTCATATCTTTGGTAAAAATACTTATTTGAAATACTGGAGTATCAATACCTTTATTATTTTGTGTTTGTCCTGTATAAACAGGCTGATGTACATTTCTTAATTGCCAAGTAAGAAAATTTTGTTCTGTAGCCCAATTCCTGTTAAACATAGCATAAACTGGTACAGGGTCTACAATACTAGACAACTGATAATCAATCGCTTCTGCATACTGATAAGGATTTTGTTGAACACTCATACAGGTACAGTAGGGTCATTACGATAACATGAAAATATCACTTTCATCCTATCATTAGTTTCTTGAACATTCTCAATTCTCCAATTCACACCTTTATAAGTAATTGAGTATAGATTTTGTTGTTCAAATATTTGTTTAGTATTAGCAGTATAGTTTAAAGTTAATTCTAAAATATCTGAATATATCCTTGTGCCATTAGTAATAGTTAAACTATTTTTTGGGGTTTTTACTAATGCTCTAGTAGTAAACCATTTTGTAATAGTGGTTGTTTGTTCACCAATAGAATTTTTGCTATTAGTTACATTATTAATATCTATATTTTCATATCTTGTAATAGACATTTACATCACCAAAGGTTTATATGGTCTGAGTAATTGAGATACTCCAAAAGGAATGTTGTTTAATCTTCCTTCAATAGTATCACTTCTATTATTGTATAAATGAGTTAATAGTAATAATCCTGCTTGTTTAATCACAGGATAAGCACCTATGGGATTAGAATTTAATGAATAAGTTAATACAACTGGACTAGTCATAATTGTATTAATATCATTTGGCAATGTATTAATGACTACTTTATTTCCTGTAGGGTCATAAAAATATTGAGTATCATCAATAGTTATTAATGTTGGTAATTGGTCATTATTATAATATTTTAGAGTATTAATAGTTACTCCTAATGTACTATTTGTATCTTGTGATACTTCTGGCAAATCTAAAGATGTTTGCATCCCCATAGATTGATTAGAAGCACCATAGTAAACACGATACTGTACAGGCAATATAGACATACCCAAATAATCTTCAATAGCCATCCTAGTGGCTAATTCAAGGCTACTTAGATATGTATCTTGTGATTCATCATCAATTAAATTTAATTGCTGAGTAATTTCCTCTAAAGTAAGCCATTGAGTTTCAATATCTCTATCAATCTGCTCAACTTTTTGATAACTCCAAGGATTACCAGTTGCACCTAGATAAGTTCCTGTAGCAAGATTATTAACTGGCATTATTAGTTCACCAATCTTACACCTGCAAATACATCACGAATGGTAGAGCAAACTCTTTTTTCAGCAAAAATTGTTACATAACCAACTGCAGTTTGTTCAAACATTTGAATTTTCATTAATTCATTATCTGCTATAGTTACAAAATTATCCCAAGAAGCCAAATATATTGGATAATTTCCTGAACCTGCCACACTCATATATGGATTAGGAATTACTGGAAATCCAAAAATTCTAGTAACAGAACCACCATCAACATCACCAACTTCTAAAAATACTGGTAAACCAGTTGCACCACCAGTTAATTCTCTAAGATTTTTAATAGTTGTTGGATGCATCATCCATGCAGTAGTAGGAGTACACCAATATTGAGCAGGTAAAGCACCTGCAAGATTAGCAATATCATTATAAGAAATTGCTGAAGAAGATTCTGCTTGTACTGCTAAAACTGTATGTAATCCATTAGTAATTGCATTACCACTTGAACCAAAAGAAGCACTAGAAGTAGAATTAGGATAACTATTTAATCCACGCAATCCTAAAGTTGCACCATAATAACCTGTAGTAGAACCTGCTTGGTCATTATTAAACATCATAGATAATGCTTCTTGTTGAGCAAATTCCATTGCAATGTCATTAACAATAGATTGTTCTAAATTATTTATATCAGATAAAACTGCAGTTCTAATGGGCACACCTGCTTGCATTGCTCTAACAGGTAATTGCCAAAATGCAGTATTGTATCCAATATTTGCATTATTATTATTAATTGGATAATATTCCCATGGGTTTCCACTAGCAGTAATAGTAGTAGATGATGCAGATGTATCACCTACAACTGTATAGTTACCAGTACCACCTGTTCCAGTACCTAATGCACTAATATAAGTACCTGCATTAATTCCTGTTCCAGATAAAGTTTGTCCAACTCGTAAAGTTCCACTTGTTACTGCAGTTACAGTTAAAGTTGTACCTGTAATAGAACCAGTTACAACTGCACCATTTTGAATATTAGTAATGTTACCTGTTTTTGCTACAAAGGCTTCATCTGAACCTATAGTAGTAATTTGTCTTGATAAAGCACGAATAGGATTAAGCATCCTTAATGATGCAAAAGCATCATCATAAATTATACGACCACCTATTCCAGAACCAGAGCCAGTAAGGGCACTTGCTTCTTTTAAATTTACTGTTGCTTCGCCATCTTTAATGGCTTGTTTTACTGCTTCAAGAATTAAGTTTGCCATATATATTTATTCCAAATAAGTTTAAAAAAAGGTGGGAGATTTCTCTCCCATCCCTTTTAGGTATTAGCAGTATGTGTACTACGATATGCAACAATAGCATTTGCATCATGGATAGATGATGCTAGACGCTTTTCACCATAGAAAGTTATAAAACCAACTTGTGTTTGTTCATATCTACGCAAAATCATATTTAACCTATCAATAATCACATGACCCCTATTCCAATCACCAAAATACATTGGATATAAGTTTGCTTTATTTTGACCTGCATAATTAGGTGTATCACAGAATTGATTAACAACTACATCAAATCCTAATAATTGTCCAATAATACCATCAGGTCTAGCCAAACCATCAACATAAATAGGTCTTTGTTGGTCATCTCTTAAACCTCGAATTGCTTGAAGTTGAATTGGACTTACTAAGAAAGCAGTTGATGGATTCCAGTATTGTGTAGGCAAACTATAAATCAAATTAATAATATCTTGATAAGTTACATTATTTACTGCAGTATCATTACCATTAGTAGTAATTTGGTCATAAGTTGCAATTTGTGAAAGACCATCAGTAGTTGCTACACCAGTTGAACCATATACTACTGGATGAACAGTACCACCTGCATAAGTGCTTGCATAACCATATTGATTTAATCCACGAATACCATTAGTACCACCAGTAGCATCATAAGGAGCAGAGTTGCTTTGGTCATTGTTGCGAATCATGGCTAAACCTTCAACTTGTGAAAATTCTGCCATCATATCTTGAACAATGTTGCTTTCCAAACCATCAATATCATCTAATGTTGCAGTTCTAACAGGAAAAGCACAATTTAAATCACGCAAAATTAACTGCCAAATTAAAGTGTCTTGAGTTGTTGGAGCACCATTATTTTGAATTGCATAACACCATTGAGCACCTGCATTTCCAACTTTTTGTCTTAGTTGATATGCAGAACCATCTGTAGAAACTGTACGAGAAACACCACGCAAAGGATTAGTTTGACGCAATGCTACAAATACAGGGTCATATCCTGTACGACCACCAACATTGTAACCAGAACCATAACCTGCAGGATTACCCAACTGTGAACCAGTTTCTTGCATATATGCTGAATATTGGTCATCAGATTCAAACAATTTAATTTCTTTTTCTGTACGAGCATCAGACTTATAAAAGTTTTTCAACTGTTCTTTAACATTACGATTAACTTCTTGTGATAAAGATTTATAAGTTTTAATAGTTGCAGGTGCTTGAACAGATGCTAATTTTGCTTCTAATGCTTCTACTTTTTCTGCAAATTCTGCTTTAACAGATTCCACAGTAATAGCAACTTCTGCTTTCATTTCTTCGATTTTAGCAACTTGTTGGGCTTCAATCGTATCTAATTTTTCAATAACTTCTTTCATTTTTAATACTCCTTATTTGATGCGTTTAGATAATGCCTTTAATAATTCTCTTTCCTCTAGGGCTTTAAGAATATCTTGGGCTTCAGTTTTTACCACAGCATCATTTTCACAATGTTCTGGGTCTTTCTTAATTAATTCTGGTTTTACATCACGCAATTCCAAAACTTTTTTAAGAATTGAAGATGCTGTGGTTGCATCTTTTTTTGATAGCCCTGCATCACGCAAAGTTCTCTCAATTATTCTAGGATTGGCTTTGCCATCCTCATCAAAATATTCTAGTTTTTGAATTTCAGCATTAGGATTATTTGGATACATAACTACAGATACTTCACGCAATCCACCTTTAGTAATTTGAAAATAACCTTCTTCTTCATCATCTGTAGGCATACCATTTTCATCTACCATACACGCTTCATCTGCATAAGCACCTACAGAAACTCCACCAAACATTTTTGGAGATTCTTTTAGAATTGAATATAAATCAGAGCCACCTACAGTATTCATGTAAATCCTACCTTTGGCACTCATTCCATCATTTTCCATCATAAATTCATCCCATTGACCAACTGGCATCCCCATATCATTATGATTTAGAAACATTGGTAAGGGTTTTCCAGATGTAGAAAATTCATCTGCCCATTGAGCAAAACCTTCTGGCTTGTAAAAGAATTTGCGACCATCTGCACCAATTCTTTTTCCAAAAGTTGTTACTTTGGCTTCTATTAATCCAGATGGAGATTGATTTTCATCCATCATTTTGCCAAGGGTAATTTCTGCTTCACAAATTAGATTTAGGTTTTGTTTCATTTATAACCCCATTATTAATCGCTTGATTGTTATCTTGTATTATAGGGGTATTTTCTTCTTTCAAAGGTAGTTTAACACTAACTTTTTTTATTTGGTTAAATAATACATCATTTATTTTTTTTAATAAACTATTTTCCAATATTCATTTTCCTAGTTTGATTTCCACCACCACCACCAGTATCTTGTGGACTAGTTCCCCCTACTGCTTGTGAATCTGCCAACTTACCACCTAATTCATCACCACCTTCTATTTTAGGTATATTTAAATAAACTCTTGCTTCATTAGGTGTCATAATTCCTGCATTAATACCTGCTACTACAAAATTCATTTGGTCTAAAGAAGCACCTTTTAAAAAATCTTTTGTATCAAATCGAATACATAAATTAGGATAGCCCTTTAATAAACTCATATTAAGTTTTTGTTCAATATTTATAATAGTAGGATACATAGTTGTTTTATAAAATTCATCTAATAATGTTTGAGTATTATTAAATTTTCCTGCAGTTAATCCTAACATTTGTGGTGGCACACCAAATAAAGCACAAATTCTATTAATTGTTTGTTCTTTTAATTTGGCACAATCAGCATCTTGTAGATTTAAAATAGGTACTGTTTCATAAGTCATACCTTGGTCTAATAACATACCTTGACCTGCTTTAGACAAATCAGAAGGTCTGCTATTAGTCATATTTGCCCATGCTTCTTTTAACCTTCCTGCTACTTCTTTATATTTAGCATCAGGAATTACTTGGTCTGTTCTAAATAATCCAGATGGTTTAGCACCATTTTGCATAACAAAGTTGGCATATAAATCTATATCTTGGTCTAATGCTACTAATTCTGTAGCCAATATACCTTTGTTAAAACCTGCAGAACCTTGCCATGACATATCCATTAAATGAATTACTTGAAATGGTTCTAATGGTTGATTTTCATTAAAGCCATAACTACTGGTACTTAGTCTATAGGAAGGGTATCTTAATGGAGTTAATTGAGAAGTGATTAAAGTGCTATCTAAATTGTATGCTTCTATTGGTGTCAAACTAGGATTAGTCTGGTCTTTTCTCCAAAGCAATGTATAAGTTTCACCAGTTAAATCTAACCATTGTGATAACTGATAAAAAAATTCATATTGGCTTTGAAAATTATTTGGATTTTGCAATAAAGATAAAACTTGTCTGGCTTTATTTTTATCTCTCATTCCTGCTTTATCAGATTTTAAAGCATCAACAAAAGTTCCATCCTCTGTTTTATACATAACATTTACACTACATTGTGCTAATGCTCTGGCTTTAATTGCTACACAGGTCATAACTGTAGAGTTTTGTGATAGTACAGATACATTAACTGTTCTACCTGCTTGTGTTTCACTTGCAGTAGTTACATATAAAAGTTGATTATTGCCAACAAAAGAACCTTTATTACCTTGAAGTGCAACTTGGTTTCCTAATTGTTGCTGACCAAATAAAGAATTAGATTCATTTTTTGTTGTTTTATTCTTACTGAAAATGTCTAATATTCCCATGATTTTCTCCTAGAAGTTAATTAATTTTACATCAAAAACTTCTAAAACCAAAACTATTTGATATAGATGGATTATCTAAACTGCAATGCATGGCTATTATCATAGATATAATTCCATCAACTTTTGCAGATTTATCTGCTTCATTCTTTCTAATTTTAATATTGCCATTGACATCTTCATAACATTCACAATTACCTAATTGCCATCCCAAGAATGGATTTCCATCATGTTTAATCTGTTGATTAAGTATTAATTTTTCTACATATTTAGATGGATTAGATAATATTGCCATACCTTGCCCTACTTTTTTTACAGGTAAACCACCATCATGCAATCTGGCTACTAGACTACTGGCATTATATGCATCATATCCAACTTCTTTTATATTAGGATATTTTTCCCATTGTTGAAATATATATTGTGATATTTCTCTATCATCCATCACATTACCTTCAGTTAATTTTAAAATACCAGAATTAATAGCATTTCTAAATATATCTTGATAATGTTTAGGAATTAATTCATAACCTGCTTCTGGCAAGAAAAATTTAAACTCAACTTCATAATCATCTTCATCAAATCTTTTTAAAGTACATACTGCATTTAAATCCCTTGTTGAAGCCAAATCAAAACCTATATAAACAGATTCAGGTTCTCTATTATTTTCTACTATGATAGATTTATCCCAAGGTTCTCTATCAATCCAAGCACTATTACTAGAAACAAATATATTAAGGGTCTTGCAAAGAAATTCATTAAGAGTTGCAGGTTTATGTTTGGCTTCTTCTGCTCTTTGAGCAATAGCATCCTGAAATACTGATATGCCATGCATGGGATTAGCCTTTGCCCAGACCTCTGGATTTCTCCAATCATCTTGTGGGTCAAGTCCATATAATAGACCAAACCATTTAGGATTATCAGTTGCTTCACCAGTAAGCATATTTTCAAGCATACTCATATCTTCATAATATTTTGTATCTTTAGAAAATGATGCAGTAGTAATATAAATTCTTAATGGATTCTTTCTGGCTACCATTCCAGAATGTAAGACCTCTATAGAATTTCTATCAATAATCTGGCTTGCTTCATCAATAATCACACATGAAGGATTTTTACCATCACCTGTTTTTTTAGTATCTCTGGACAATGCTTTAAACATTGTCTGGCTATCTCCAACTTTGCCAATATGATATTTGCTTACATGAAACAACTGAGCCAACTCTTGTGGCATGGATTCTATAAATCCTTTACTGGCATCAAATACAATAGTAGCCTGTTCTCTATTAGTAGCCAAAGTAAATACTTCTGCTCCTGCTTCTCCACAAAGTAATTCATACAAAGCAATAATTGCAGTAAGTGTAGATTTACCTGCTTTTCTAGGAATATAAAGTATTACATCTGTAACCATTCTTTTGGTCTTATCTTTCTTATGTCTAAAGCCATAAATAGCACATAAGAAAAATATTTGGAAAGGTTCTAATACTATGGGTTGTCCTGCTTGCATACCCTTGGTATGTTTTAAAGCAGATGCAAAACTTAAAATATGCTGAGGTACTCTATGGTCAAATTGCCATTCCCATTCTTGATTTTCTAATTGATTGATAAATCTTTGACAAGCCAAGGTAACATTACGACAAACATTTATTTCACCCTTACAAACTTGTTGGGCATAAATAATCCCATCTTCCCATTTCATTGTGCAAAAGCACCTTTCAGAAATTGAGCAACTGGAGAATTATCTTCTGTCTTGTTTGATGCTAATCTGCTTTTAGGAGTTAATCCTAACTCATTCATTAATTGAATAGAAAGTTTTAAGGCATTGTTCTTAATGCTTATTAATGGATTTGGTGCTAGTGTCTTTCCATTGTTTGTTTCCACCACTAAATTATCTGTGGCTAATAGTTTGTAAGATTGAATGTAAGTGTCTAATTGGTCTGCCAACATAGCCAGAGTTGTTTTGTCTTGGTCGCTTCCAATTCCATAAACTTCATGTAAAAATTCTGCAGTTTCTTTGATAAAAGTTTTCTTGTCCCAAATATCAGGATTATCAATCCACTCTGCTACAGGGATTCTTTTTTTAATGGTGTCTGGCAAAACTGCCAAGTTTGGCACTTCGCTTTTAGTCCCATCAATCAAATGAAGTTCATAGGGTTTTTTATTCATAGTTCTATGATACTACATTTAGGGAATTCCCTACACCCCCCTTTTCCCAAACCCATTTGTGAAGAAATGGG